TGCTACGCTGGGTTAACGAGTTGAAGATTTAACAAGGAGACGCCAGTCCTATGGAAAAACAACTACAAGAGCTCCTGGAGAACGAAGTGCTTGGCCCCGAAGCCAAAACTGCCCTTCAGGAAGCATTCACAAACAAGCTCAAAGAAGCTGAGACAAAGCTCCAAGAAAGTTATGCTCACCGCTTCGAGCACGAGCGCGGATTGCTTGTGGAAGCCATGGACAAGATGTTGAACGATGTTGTGAGAAAAGAACTCAGTGAGTTCGCTCAAGACAAGCAAGCAGTGGCAACTAAAAAGGTGCAACTCACCAAAGCTGTCAGTGAAGCAAAATCCACTTACAACAAAAAGCTGGCCCAACATGTGAAAATGATGGAACAGTTTATGCAAGGCGAGATCCGGAAGGAAATTGCTGAGTTCCAAGCCGACAGACAACAGTTGGCTGTTCAACGCAAATCTATGGCTAAAGAACTGCTGGAGAGCAAGAAAAGCACTCAAGCAACTCTCGAAGCTAAAATTGGCAAACTGGAGAACTTTGTTCTCAAGCAATTGTCAGAAGAAATTTCCGAATTTCAACGTGACAAAAAGGCTCTGGTCGAGCAACGAATCAAACTGGCAAGCGAAGCAAAGCGCAAGCTGGATGAGACTCAACGCTCATTTGTCAACAGAGCAACCACCGTGGTTGATAAAACCTTGAACGAGGTAATCAAGCGCGAGTTGGTGCAATGGAGAGACGACATCAAGATTGCTCGTGAGAACAATTTTGGTCGTAAGATCTTCGAAGCTGTGGCCGCTGAATTCATGACCAGCTACCTTGCAGAAGGTACTCAAGTCAAAAAGCTCAGTGATCAACTCAAGAAGCAACAAGCAGCACTAGCAGAAGCACAAAAGGCAATTCATGAGAAAGAAAATCTCCTGGAAAGCGTTCGTGCACAAAGCCGTGCAGCACAAGCTCAGCTTCAAAGAGCACAAGTGCTCAATGAGCTATTGAGTCCCTTGGCCAGAGACAAGAAAAAGATCATGGAAAGCCTCCTGGAAGATGTGAAAACCTCACATCTAAAAGAAAGCTACCACAGATACTTGCCCGCAGTATTGAACCAAACTGCTGCCTCTGCACCAAAAGCAGCGCCAGTAGCACCCAGAAAAGCTGTGGCTCATTCCGGAGACAGAGTAAGTCTCGTGGAAACACAACAAAACCCAACTGAAGATCCTGATCTTCAAAATATCTTGTATTTGGCCGGTGTAGCCAAAGCACAATAAGGAGAAAATGACTATGAAAGGCAACCTTTTTGAAGCCAACTGGAATCTCACCAGAGACGCTCTCTGCGAGGGCCTCACCGGCAATCGCAAGAAAGTTATGGAAGTGGTTCTAGAGAATACCAAGCGTGACCTAAGCAGCAAGGCTGGTATCTTGTTTGAAAATGCAACTCCTGGCGCCACAAGCCAAGGCAATGTTGCAACATTGAACAAGGTTATCCTTCCTGTTATCCGTCGAGTGATGCCCACAGTGATCGCTAACGAGATCATTGGCGTGCAGCCCATGACAGGCCCCGTTGGACAAATCCACACATTGCGTGTGCGTTATGCTGATACCTTCCCCAACCCAGCAGTAGCTGGTAGCGTGATTGCTGGTACAGAAGCTCTCAGCCCATTTGACATTGCTCGCTTCTACAGCGGTAACGGCGATGTGAGCAACCCTCGCGGTGCTGCTGCTGCAACACTGGAAGGCACAGCTGGCAAGAGACTGAACATCCAAATCCTCAAGGAAACTGTGGAAGCCAAGACCCGCAAGCTCAGCGCTCGCTGGACTTTCGAGGCTGCACAAGATGCACAAGCCCAACAAGGCATTGACATCGAAGCTGAGATTATGGCTGCTTTGGCTCAAGAAATCACAGCTGAAATTGACCAAGAAATTTTGAACAGCTTGCGCAACCTCGCTGGCATCACTCTCACATACGACCAAGGCGCTGTGAGCGGCACTGCCACATTCGTGGGTGACGAGCATGCTGCTCTTGCTGTGCTGATCAACCGTGGTGCAAACTTGATTGCTGCCCGCACACGTCGTGGTGCTGGTAACTGGGTTGTGGTTTCCCCCACAGCACTAACAATCCTGCAAAGCGCAACAACTTCGGCTTTCGCTCGCACAACTGAGGGCACTTTCGAAGCTCCAACCAACACCAAGTTCGTTGGCGTTTTGAACAACTCTGTGCGTGTGTATGTGGACCAATATGCTGCTGACGACACCCCAGTGCTCGTGGGTTACAAGGGCCCTGGCGAAATCGACGCCGCAGCCTACTACTGCCCATATGTGCCACTGACAAGCAGTGGTGTTGTGATTGATCCCAACACCTTCGAACCAGTGGTATCTTTCATGACACGATATGGTTACCTGGAACTCAGCAATGTTGCAAGTTCACTTGGTAATGCAGCTGACTACTTGGCTGGTGTGGCTGTAAATGTTGCGAACTTGAAATTTTTGTGAGCAATATCAAAGGGTTACATAATGTGCCCTTTGAAACTCATAATTCAAAAGAGAAATCCCAGGAGCAATCCTGGGATTTTTTTTCACTTCAACTTCAGTGTCCATTTGATTTTTCCGCAATCCCATATCCTATCATACCCCAAGCTCTGTAATAATGCCCATTCTGAGAGTTTTTGGTCAAGATGGGGATAATCTCGCAATAATTTGCCTTTTTTCATCGAGCGTTTATGATGCCTCGCACTGTAATTTTCAACATAGCTTTGCATGGGAGGCACAATACCTGTTTGTTCAAATCCCAATGTTTTATACACAGCACCTTGTGAAAATCTATTGTCACTGAAACTGAAAATTTCGGCGGGCGATACTTCTTGAATGAAAGTTTTCAGTAATTTACTTGCTGCCCCCACTACATGAGTTTTAGTTGCGAATCTAGTGAGTTCATACTCGCCTGCAGAGTGCTTTTTGAAACACATAACACCTTCCAGTGTACCATTTAAGGTCAAGCCTCCTGTCCAACTCATGCGTTGTGGAGCCGATAGCATATGATATTCTGCTAGGAACGTTTTGGCATCAGTGTGAGAGATTTTTTGAAAATTACATTTCCTAGCCCAAATGCTTGCTGATTGTTGACCCAAAGTAACGGCAAGATATTGTTTCAGTGTTTCTTTTTTGAATGCCCATTCATCACTGAAAATAGTAATGAGTCTGATATTTTTGTTTCGGGCAGCGTCAAATTTGCGATAATGATAATTCCAGCTTTTCTTGCCTGAATTTTCGCTGTGCCAATACAGTCCACAATATTCGATGCCAATTTTCAATTCTGGCAAGAGTATATCGATCTCATAAGGATTGATGCTCCTGCGATCACCACTTATGACATTGCCAGGATAGATTGATTTTACATATGCCAAAAGCTCAAGTTCTTCTTTGCTCTTGTATTCAACAGAGGTAGGATAGCACACTTTGCAGATTGGTGGGCTTGCATAATCGAAACGTTTCACAAAGCTTGTGGCACAATGGACACATTCAAATTTCATCTCTGGCCGAGTTTGCACTCCAATATACTCTTGAGCACTTATTTGCGGAGTGACACCAAAGTTTTCCACCACCATTTGAATAAATCTTGGATAATTTTGTTTTGCTAAGTGGTGTGGTTCATATCGTTGTTGTTTTGTAGCCGTTGCTTTGGCACTAATCTCTTTGTTTTTCATAGGGTTATCTACCCCAAACTTCACCAAGTTTGTTTGCACCTTTTTTTGTTTGACAGTAGATAATGCAGCAACGTTACTGACACCATATTTGTCTTGCACCGTTTTTTGGTGTTTGGCAACAATTTCAGTTACCTTTGCTTTGTTGTTGTATGTATCTTTGTGGCGCTGTTTTGCCTCTAGTGTTTGCCCAGAATTTGTTACTCCGTATCGTGCGATGTTTGTAGCTGCACGCCGAGAGTTGGTCTCTAGTTTTTCTGCTGTTGTTTTGTTGGCTTTTGAAGCAGAAACTTTTTCGCTAACACTCTCTTGTGCACACTTGCAGTTTTTGGTCATTCCACAAAAGCCGTAACCTTCTTTGAAGCTTTTGAATTTTTTGATGGCATTATATTCACAAAGATTGCTGATATTATTGATTACAGAGTATGCACGTTCACTCAAAGATACCTCTGGTGCTAAATTTTGAGTTTGCTCCAATAGCCAATTTTCCAGTAACTGATCTTTTTTGATGCTCTGCCCAATGTGTTTTGGGCTTGCCTTTTCAATCAACATTTTAAGCTTGTGTAACACTGTGTATCCCTTGTAACCCTTATTGTGATTTATTTATACTGATATTACAACTTTTGAGTTTGTTGTAGATAGGATATATCCTGCTATGATGCACTTTGAACAAACTGCCAAAAGGAGTTTTTGTCACACAAGAGCATCTCCAGTATTTTAGATATTGACAGGCAGCCCCAAACATACAAAACTCATGGCAATAGCCTCTGGGAAAATTTTTATGGAACGACTGCCTGATCTGCAAACTGAAGTCTTGCCTTACAATGGCTTGAATCTGCATATGAACAAGGCTGACTTCTGGAGCAGCAAGCTACGGTTACAAAACAACAATTGGTTGTTCAAAAAATGGTGGAAAAGCTGGCAAGCTCAAGGCTTAGAGGGCGATGGCTTGCTCTTGGACATTGGGGCAAACTATGGTGTAGCCAGTTGGGAGTTTTTGAGCCAGGGGTTTGTGAGTTCCACAATCATGTTTGAGCCCATTCAAGAAAATTGTGAATGCATCATGCGGAGTTATGAAGGCAAAGAAAACATTTATCAGATTTTCAATAATGCAGTGAGTGAGCAAAACGGAGAAATCAGTTTTCAATACAATCCCAAACAAACTGGCACCAGTCACATTGTGGGCACTGGTGGTAACAGAACAGTGAAAACTGTGAGTATTGACAGTTTTGATTTTCCCCAAGTCAAACTCATGAAAGTGGATGTGGAAGGACACGAGCTGGATGTTTTGAAAGGTGCCCAAGGGAGAATCAAGCAAGATCAACCATGGGTGTTTTTTGAATGCAACCATGCAAATCCACAAGAAATACAGAAAGTTTGTAAGGTAATCAATTGGTTCTTGGAGCAGGATTATGTGCCGCTTAGCAGCAGCCATCATCATATTTTAGATGAAACTAGCATTATTGCCAGCAGCTTGGCCAGCAACAGCATCTTGGCAGGTGTAAATGACTTGTTTGCTGTTCCCCGGAGTAGCTTGCCCACTGATGTAGACAGCATCAACTTATATAAGGTATATCAACAACAGTTGAGCAAGAGCGGCAAAGTGGCTTTTTGGAAAGATCAAGTGCCTTGGTTTCATCTCAGTAATGTTGAGCAACAGAAGCTGGCCAAAATTCCCAACGAAGGTGAAATATTACAGCCCAGCCGAACCAACAAGGTTTATACTCAAATGGAAGGATCAGTAGTTTATACTGAAAAGTTCTTTCAAGTGTTTTATCAATATCAAAACCCCTTGAGTGATATCTTCTCATAAAAGGAGAGCTGAGCACCAGTCTCAGCTTTCCAAGTTTCTTAAAATCCCAAGCTCTTCAAAGCATCTTTAGCCATCTTGATGCCATCTTCAGCTGCCTTTGCATCCGGGCCTTGGCTAACACCACGAGGCAACACGCCTTCACAAATCAGTGTAGCAATAACAGGGCTGATGGCTGATCCCACAGCAATACCAACACCAGCAGGTGTGCCCCAGAGATAAGCATTGGTAATGGTTGTGTTGATGCAATTTGACAGTGCATTGAAAACCAGCGTTTTGTTTACCTGGCCCTTGACACCTGGAATGAGAAACAAACCTTCAGTTATGATGTAGCTGATGCTGCAACTCAATGCCATTGTTTGAGCCATCGTGGCTGCCTTGCCTGCTTGACTGGCAAAGTAAGCTACCCAAGTCATGCTTGCTGCTGTGGAATTTACGGTGCCTGGATCAGCAGGAGCAGGCTTTGGTGTAAAATACATTACTATGCCTGTAGTAAGCGCATAGTTCAGTCCAATTCGGCAAGCATTGGCGTCAACCCAAGCATATGCATCTTCCGCAGCCTTCACCACAGCCTCAGCGCCGTCTTTGTAAAAGTCCTGTGCTAAGGCACATCCATTCTTCCACTCAGTGGAGGCAACATCAATACCTTGTTTAGCTGCTTCTTCTGTGTTTTTGGCAATGGTGTTGGCTACACTAGCAGTTACCGCAGCAGTGTTATTGGCCAAGCTCACGCTGTAATTGTAGGCGTCAGAGGCTGCCTTGGATGCATCCTTGTACACATCAGTTGCTGTGTTTGCCACAGTGTCAGCAGCCTTTGTGGCCTCTTTTGTTACAGTGTCAACAGCTTTAGTGGTTTCTTTTTCCACTGTCTTGGTTGTGTCAGTTACTGTTTTTGAGACAGAGGAGGTGGCTTTCTTCACGTCCTTGGTGCTGGGCATTTTGATTTTCATTCTTGTTCCTTTTGTTACACAAGTTTGTTTGCCAAGTATAACAGAACCTTATTGCCGTGGGCTATTTTAGGCTTAACAAGGAAGGTATGAAATATATTTTTTCACACCCAGTTGACACATCAACTGGAGAATTTTGTCTGCATTTGGGCTTTTTTGAATACTCAAAAGATTCCGGATCACTCGTTCATCATCTTCTTGATTTGCCAACAGGCTTATGTGCTTTTTGATCCAGTCAAGGTCTTTCTTGACCATGAGAGGTTTGGGAAAAATTGTCAACGCTTTGAAGTAACGCATGATTTGATTGGGATCGTCTTGTATGTTGGTCCTGGTATCAGGCAACATACGTATGCGGCTGTGCTTCAAATCTTCATATCCACCTTGGTAGTCCCAAATATGGCCGTGCAAGTCCATGCTCATGGAGTTGATAGTTAAGTCTCGCATTTCACTGTCAGTTGCCCAATTTTTGGCTTGCTTGAGAAACGGACGCTTGTTCTTCATTTGGATTCTGTAACCCAAACTGGTGATTTCCACCTTGTTTTTGCTCCCGTTATCTCTGAATACAGCCTTGATTGTTCCATGTTTGATGCCTGTAGTCTCAGCTTCAATGCCATAGAGATCCAATAAAAACAAGGTTTCACTGGGATCAGCATCCACAACCAAGTCTATATCCCGTGGAGGTTTATGCAGCAACAAGTCGCGCACCGCGCCCCCAACAATACGGGTGGGCACATGATGATCGTGAAGTATCTCTAAAATTTTTCGCGTGTTTGGGTCAATAAATTGATTCATTACTGACACATCAACTTGGGCAACAGGCTTTGTGGGATACTTTTTCATCAAGTTATTTAAAGGCTGAGACGCCATTGCCCTTGTTTATAGTCTTGGTTTGGAAACACAACCCATTGTTCTCCTGTCCAAAAATACCATTTTTGACTGTATTGATTCTTCACCACAACTGGTGGGCTGTTGCTGCTGTCAAAAACCATACGCCACACTGCACCATCGTATTCAATAATGTCGTTGGCCACAACAGGGGCAACAACTTGCACTGTGTTTCCTGATTCTGCATTTACATCAATAGCCAACACAACTTTGTATTGGCTATCATTCAATTGTTGTAGGCTCAACACACTGGCGGTTTGGGTTATACTTGTGCCCAGGATAAGTTGAAGTTCTCGCTCTAGGTTCAAGCGAGCTTGATTCAATGGAGTTATAACAAGTTCAGTGGAGCTTTGCACAGACACCACAAGTGCGGAAACTGGAGTTAAAGCTTTGACATTGCCCCAAGCACCACTCTGGAAGGCGATTTCATTTGTCAAGAGATAGCGTTGGCCAAATTTTTCCTCACTCAACCCAGATCCTGGGAAAGATTTTTGTGGATCAATAACAGCAGTAATGGGGCTGCTTTGGTTAGTGGGCCAACTGTTGATTTCGCCTTTCCACACCAGCAGATTTTGGTTGGTGGGGTGAAGCTCAATATATCCCACTAGGTCGTTCTCGCGGTTGTCCAAATCATCACTAGTCAAGAGTCGGAGTTGGCTGGCACTGGATTGAAAACTGCTATAGGGCCTCACAGCACCATATTTGTCCAAGAGTCGCCACCAAGCCAAGGTGCCTCCTTTGTATGTAGTGGGGGTGAAGCCCAAATTTTCCACTGCGGAGCCCTGAACATTTTCCAAAACAACATTGCCTCCACTCATGTTCCAAAATTCCAGTTGTTGATTCAAGTTGAACACAACATTTAAATTGGGGTCCACTGTGCGCAGACGGATCAAGCTCACTAAGTCGTCAATGCTGGTGTTGGGAATAGTTATGGCTTGGCCATTGAATTTAAATGTTGTGCCAGGCACCAATAGGGGATTTTTCCTCCCAGTTACCCTAGTGGGCAACTGTTGAGGATCGATTATGTCACCAGTTGGACTCTGGAGGCTCACTTCCCAAGTGTTTTCGCCTGCAACAGCAAGACTGATGCATGCATCGCCAGGAGTGGTGAGCACACGGCTCAACAAAGATTGCTCTGTCCACTCCATGGTATTGGGATCATACTCGCCTTCCTGGATATTGGTGACAATCTGTTGAATGATTTTTTGTAACTTGACTTTGGCAGGCGGATTGATGAAGATAGGAACCTTATATTCCACTGTGCACACATCAATGGGATTTTCAGTGCCCACAGGTATGCTTCTGCTGCTCCAAGTGATGTTCGTGGGCTCCAAGGTTGTGATGGCAGTCCAATCCAAAGGATTGTTGGATGTTTGAATATCAATCATGCCATTGTAAAGCACTTGAGTTTGTTCCAAGAGCTCTTCTTTTTGTTGCAAATTACTGGTCCAAAAATCCACATTGAAGGTCAAATCAAATGGAACGCCCATGTAACGTTCAACAGTGCTTCTGTTACCCTGTGTGCTCAAATAACGTGAATTTTCACCGTCATATTCTCGCTCAATTACATTTTGAGTTGACACCAAGCTGGGAGCATGCCGCCGATTTGGGCTCAAAGCCATAGCAGTCATATACACTGAAATGAATGGGGCTGTGGGCAGTTTGTTTTCACTGTTGGCATTTGTTATGGTTTCTGCCAAGCGTGAGGCATCACCATAACGACAGGGCACACGTCTGAGCTTGGGCGACCCGTCATCATTCACTCCGATGCTGACAGAAAAATTACTGAACGCACGTATGACCTGAAGTCTATACTGACGTAGCTGTTGGTTATACCAATATTCCATTAGCTGAGAAACAAATCCCTTTCTGCGTTGCGTCGGCGAGTTAGGCCAGCCAGTTCTTTCCCACCGCTTTTGTTCCACTTGGGAAACTCATCAGCAGCACCAGCATAATCCTTGGCATTGAGTTTTTTCAAAAGTGTGCTGGAGCGCAAGTTTCCGGGCCCCAAGTTGTATGTGAAACTCACCAATGCATCAAACTGGTTTTGAGTAATGGGAACGGTAACAGCACTGTTGACTGCTTGTTCAAAGGTTTTCACGTCAGTTTTGAGAAACTCATTGGCTTGTGATTCGGTTATGGTGGCTGGGACCTTAACTGCCTGGCCATTTATCTTGGTTGTGCCATAGCCAATAGTGGGCACACCTGCGGGGCAGATATAAGCATCCAGCTTCAAGCCTTCAAAGCTTTTGATAAGAGATAAGCCTTTTTCACCTGTGGTTTTGCTCATGATAATTTCCTTATATAATATCTGGATCAAGTTTGGGTTTTATTGTAGTGCGCAAGTTTTGACGTTCGTCAACAGTGGTGCCATCGGGATAAGTGGTTTTATTGCTGTTGTTAATAAATGTTGTCAAAACACGATTGGCAGGCAGCCAGGGTGCACGATAGTTGGTTTCTAGTCTTTTCCATTTGATTCCTTCGCGTTTGTATAGCACTGGGGGCAAGTAGTCCATTCGGAGAAAGTAGTCACCCTCCTTGTAGACGCTGGGAAAACTGGTGCCTGACGGCACTGGCTTGCTTTGGTTTGGCGGAATGCCATCGGAGTTGTAAACACTGATGGGCTTGTCCAAATCCTCTTCCAATATGTAAAAATGTGTGCTTTGCCAGTTTCTGAAAGCCACGTTGGCTGTAGCCTCTTCCAACACTGCGTCGTTGATGCTTATTTCTTTGTCATAAGTGCTGTTTACTTGTCCAAGTGTTGGCATGCTCCCGTCGGGATTGGGCTCTGGAACGATACCGTCTCCTCTGTCTTCCAACTCTTTGTTCAAAATGTCTTGGAACTCCTGGCTATCAGTCAAAGGTTGACATTTCACGCGCCAGAGATGTGGCCACCAAGTGGGACTGAATCCCTCTGCTGGGCGAGTGCCTTCTTGCACAACATAAAACTTGTTGATGGGGCGACCATCCAGTGCTGTGTCATCTCGCATGTGCAGCACCTCTATAACATCACCGCTCATGATGCGTCGTCCCAGTTGGGTTACCATTTGGTTGATGTGGAATGTGATGAACACAGTGTCAGTGCTGAGAAAAAATCCAAACTGTTTGAGATCAAACTCAGTATCCGTAACCAAATAGTGTCCTTTTATACTGTAGACATCGCTGTCATACTTTCTGTCACGGATTTCCAAGTTTACCAAGTCTGAAATGTTCAGCAGGTTGGTTTCGTCCGTGTCAGGTGTCACTGTTTTGGGATCAGGATTGGTTGGGCCAAGATATTTGTGGAGATAAAATTCTGTTGAGCCCATATTGATGTATTGCGCGGCCATTCTATCAAAGAACTTATAGTCCTTGTTCTTTGCACCAACGCCATTCCAAAAAGTTAACGGTGGCATAGCTGTTCCTTCATTTGTACTATTTAGGATCAGACCAGGGTCTTATGCTAGAGACTTTGACTGTTACGCTTCTGTTAAAAGTGGCTAGTGCTCTTGCACGTTATTTGAAAATCAGGCAAAATTACAGTGCCAATATGGATATGAAAGGAATAATAATGTATCTAAAAACATTGCTGGCTGCTGCGGTGCTTGTAATAAGCTCTACTGCATCAGTTATGGCACAACCTATCAACGGGGCTGGGGCAACATTTCCCAATCCGTTGTATCAGAAATGGGGGGAAGAAGCCAAAAAAACTGGAATTCAACTCAACTATCAAAGTGTGGGAAGTGGGGCTGGTCAAAACCAAATAAGAAACCGCACAGTGGACTTTGGTGCAAGTGATGCTCCAATGAAACAAGAAGACCTTGAGAAAAACAACCTGCTCCAATTTCCTGCTGCGATGGGCAGTTTGGTAGCGGCTGTGCATGTTCCGGGACTGGAAAGGGATCAGCTGAGGCTAACTGGCCAAGTCTTGGCTGACATATATCTTGGCAAGATTGTAAAATGGAATGACCAACGAATTGTAGAGCTTAACCCCACGCTGCGCCTTCCCAATTTAGCGATAGCTGTTGTGTATCGGGCAGATGGCAGTGGCACAACCTATGTGTGGGCCAGCTATCTCTCAGCAGTAAGCGAGGAATGGCGCTCTAGAGTTGGTACCGGTACCAGTGTAAAGTGGCCCATTGGCACAGGTGCACGAGGGAATGAAGGTGTAAGTGCCAGTGTGCGTCAGCTTCGCGGCGCCATCGGCTATGTGGAGAATGCATATGCCCAACAAGCTGGATTGGTGACAACGCAAATTCGGAACAAGGACGGACATTGGGTGCGTCCCAACCACAAAGCTTTTGAGGCAACAGCAGCCGCAGCCAACTGGAATGTGCCCAATTTTGCTGTCAACCTCATAGATCAACCTGGAAAGGACACATGGCCCATCGTCAGTCCAACCTTCATCTTGCTCCCACGTGATCCCAAGAATCCTGCCACAAGCCTCACAACCATGCGGTTTTTTGACTGGGCTTTCTCACATGGGGACGAGATAGCTGAGCGGCTGGACTATGTACCAGTGCCAGCTGAGGTGAAAACTCGGATCCGACAAGTATGGGCAAGTGAGGTTAAAGCTCCTGATGGGACTCCTGTTTGGAAGTAAGCTGTGTCTAAGCGGTCTTGGGTTGCAATGCAACCCAAGACCCTCCAAAAAAAACTCAGAAAAATAAGAACAAGTGGTTGACACATGTGAAGGGTAGCTGTATGATGCAGGCATAGAGACAGGAGTAACCCAAATGGCTCGCCTGACACGCACTGACGCTAAGCTGCAAGAGATCTTGCACAGCAAGAGCACTCCAGATTTCAGCACCCTGGACTACACTGCACCAGACTTTAATGTGCGGTATGGTCTGGCACTGAACTGGGTACACCAGGCTGTTGAGCCCGATGACCTGGTGCGGGAAGCGCAAGCTTATCTCACGCAGGCTGGTCGTGCACATGATGCTGGCTTGGTCAAGAACGTGCCCTTTGGGGTGCAGCAGACCATGGGCAAGATTGCTTACTGCCTTAATCGCGGAGCTCAGCTTAGCCCCAGGAGCCACACCTACATCGACAACGGTTTGGTGCAGGCCAAGCGGGTGGACACAGAAGGCGGGATGGACCAGTTGGCTCAGACCTCTTCAGGGCGTCTCATTGAGGCTTATGTGGCCTGCTACGCTCGGATAGACAACCTCAAAACCTTGGTGCTGAAGGGCAAAATGGATTTGGGCGATATGCCCCAGGAAGTTGCGAAGATTGTATCCAAGTATGGGGTACCCAAGGTGCTGCCCCGCTTGCAGGCACACTACGCTGAGGCTCTTGCTGAGGCACAGAGCGACAAGCTGATCCGGCACTGGGAAAAGCCACTTAAGGCAATTGTGCGGGCTCTGAGCAGCGGTCTTGCTCCAAAGCAGCCTCGCAAGGAAAAGCTTCCAAACAAGGAAGTGCTTCTCAAGGGCAAGAAGCTGAAGGTCAAGGCCAAGAAGTCCAGCAGCAGCCTTACTTCCAAGCCCAACAAGCCCAGCAGTGGACTCAGCATTGCTTCTCAGGTGCGCGAGCTGATCCGGGAAAACAAGAGCAAGGTCAACGAGGCAGAGATGGTGGAGATTGTGATCAAGAAGCTGGGACTCAACAATGCACGCGGCAAGAGCGTTGTGAAAGCTTTTTGGGGAAAGGTGTAACCTCGTTGGAAAGGGAAAGTCCGCAAGAGTTTGCTGACAGGTGGACTAGGCGCTGGGCAGGATACTACCAAGGAGGTTTGCCCAGCAGCCTTGAGCTCAACCAACTGTGCTCTGAAGTTTCCAACGTCAACGGTCAAGGTCCTTGGACTAGAGTGGTGCTGGGGTGGATGTATGGGCAGAGCCAATGTGTGAGTGATACTGACCTTTTGGTGTGGTGTAGCCAACTGGGCAACATTCTTTTGCAACCTTACTTTCTCAAGTACCGGCCCGATCCCAACAGTAGGGAGCATCCAACTGAAAACAACTATGGAAATCTTGGCATCCAAGTGTGGTGCAGTTCCAAGGAAGATGCCTCCCTAGTGCACTTGGCTTGGCCTGAATTTGTGGTTAGTGAGCGTGTTTTTTCAGGTAGCCAAATGCAAGACAGCTTGCGCTGGATGGCTGGACCGTCAAGCAGATTGTATGGAGCTCATAAATGATGATAGCTGATATGATTTTGGCACTGTTGATGGTGGGCGGAGGCCTTTGGAGTGCCAAATGGAGCATTCAGGTAGCAATCGAGAACAGTAGCACACCAGAGGGCTGCATCCAACAACTGCTGCGGGAGTCTTATGTGTTCATAGCCGTAGTGCTCTTGCTCTGGGGAATGGGCTGGGTAGACATATTTGCATTCACAATGTTCATTGTGCGAAAGCTGCGCCTACTGCTCTATGATTATCCACACTTAATTCAAAATTATCACAATCTCAAAGAGGGAATTAATTGATGGCCAAAAAACCAGGGCGTATGTTTCTCTATGTGTGGAGTGAGTCCACCAATCCCCATGAGTGCAAGTTTGGAGAACGCTGGGTGCAGCCTAGCGAGACTCCAGAAGACTCTGTTCGTGCTCGAGTGCGAGACAGTCTTGGAGTCAGAAAAGACCTGCTCAACACAGGTATTGTCAGCATTGATCACATCTGGGACGTAACCAGCTACGCTACAAGGGTTGGCCGTTGTCAGCAACATGCTCGCATGGATGATTATGTGCGCGGTTTTGTGGGTCACCGAAAAGGCACTACTGGTGAGATTCACACCATCAGCAGCCTGGAATTGATTTTGAAGGTCAATCAACACTTGGCAAGTGTGAATCAGGAACTGCCCTCAGCTGGCCTCAGCACCATGCAATACAGGATGTGCCTCCAAACTCTTGAGGCCTATGAGCAGGGCAAGCAAGTGGTGCTGGCTGAGCTGTGTGCTCGTTTTGGCAAAACCATTTACAGTGGTGCAGTGGCCCGCGAGTTGGAGTCACCATTGGTGATTGTTGCCAGCTATGTGAAAACAGTTTTTGCCAGCTTTGCCAAAGACCTCACTAGCTTCCAGCAGTGGAGCCACTATCAACATGTGGACACTCAGAAGGACGGGTGGCAAGAACAAGTTACCCAAGCCCTCAAGAGCAAGAAGCCTGTTATTTGCTATCTCAGCATGTGCAGTGGTAGCCAGCGTGAGGCCAGGATCAAATGGCTGTGCCAAAAACGGGTTGAGAGGCTGTTGGTTGTTGATGAGGCAGACTACGGTAGCTATCGCCCCGGGCAGGCTGAGCTGTTGAAGAAGCATATTGGAAAGCGAGACCGAGTTTTGATCATGACAGGCACGAATGCTGATCGGGCCAGCAAGCTGTGGAAAATTGACACCATGCTAAGTGTTACTTACCCAGAGCTTTTGGTTCAAAAGCATGCTGTGCAACAAGGGACTACCGGCAATGCTTAAGCATTTTGTGGTTGACACCACTCGAGACACTCTTGTTCCTGATATGCGACTGTATCAGCTTGACTTGAGCGAGCCTGTGATGCAGAGCGTAGCTGCTGGTGAGTTTGATGATGAAGACATGAAGCTGTTGCCCAGCTGGAGCAAGTTTGCAGCACACCCACAAAAGGCCAAAGGCTTTTTTGTTCGTATGCTGGAAACAGTTTTCTTGGGCAAGCATGGTGTTGACAAAGCCAACACTGACCTTCAAACCCAGAATTGGTTTGGACGAGAAAAGCAAAAAACAGCCATGATGTTTGTGCCTGGCAGTACCAAAGTGCAGGATGGTCAGCTGGCTGCTATTGGTGTGATTGCCCAAAGTGCTCTTCCTGCTTGGCGTGTGATTGTTCTGGGTGGCAATATCCTTGTGGGTGGTCAAAAAGTACGTAATGCCAATGCAGAACAAAAAGTGCTGGAACAGATTGAACAAGCTGTGAAACTCAATCAAAGTGTGTTGATTATCAGCAGCTTGATGGCACAACGCAGCTTCAGTATTCCACAGATTACTGAGCTGTATCTGGCCTACGACAGTGGTGAGGTGGGCGCCACGATTCAAAAAATGAGTCGAGTGCTTACGCCTGGTCGTGATCCCAACAAAGTTGGCAAGATCATCAGTCTCAGTTTTGATCCCAACCGAGACGACAAATTTGACAGCATGCTCTTGGAAACTACATTCAACATCACAAAGCAGAACCCCAAGCGGAGTGCTGCTGAGGTGTTGAGCGAGGTTCTCAGCACTGTAGACATTTGGAAAGGCAGTGCACATTCCAGTGTGCAAGTCAACAAGGACGCATATCTTTCACAAGTGCTTGCCCGTAAAAGTGTCAGTCGTGTTATTGGCAGCACTGCTGATCTTTCGCAGCTGGACCGAGACTGTATCCGAGAGTTGGCTACTGGTGTGGTTGCATATCAGCGTGCCAATCCTGTGGCAGCCGTTCCCAAAGGCAAGACCAAAATCATGCCCAAAAAGGCCAAATCCACCAAAGACAAGGATACAGCCCTGAATGAAATGCGGAAAGCACGTGAACGGATCACAGCTATTGTGGAAAACATTGATGTGATCCGGGACGGCAGCGGTTGCTTGCTGCTTCAAGACGCTCTTGAAGCCATTGAGCATGATCCTGATACACAAGAAAGCATTGCAGAAGAGTTTGGTGTGCGCTGGGAAACAGTTCAGAGGCTGTTTGATCAAGGCATTATCAAGCGCCAATGGCTGGAACTGATTTACGATAAGGTATGAACGTATGCTTAGCCGTCTTAAATTTGAAATCCAACCACTTGTGAGCCAAATGCTGGATCAGCTTCCAGCCAAGGTATGGGAAAGTTCAGAAACCACTTTTCTTGACCCAGCAATGGGTGGTGGACAGTTTTTGGTTGAAATTCAACGCCGCCTACAAGCTGCTGGTCATACAGATGAAAACATTGCTGCAAGGGTGTATGGTTGTGAGAAGAACAAACTTTGTGTAAATTATGCAAAGAACAACAAAAAGTTGGTGAGCAGTAATCTTCACATCAGCAATTTTTTGGATTATGATTGGGGTGATATGAAATTTGATGTGATTGTTGGTAACCCGCCTTACCAAAGTACAGAATCTGCACAAAAAAAGCTGTGGCCACTTTTTATTGAAAACTCCTTTGATATTGTTGCACCAAATGGATACATTGCTATGGTAACACCTGCCAGTTGGTTGGGGCGTCCTGATGGCAAAAGCTATGACAACCTGACCAAGAACATTTTTGCGCAAAATCATCTGGCTTGGGTGTTGTCCGACACCAAACAGTATTTTGACATTGGAGAAACTGTGGCAGCATGGTTGCTGCATTGTAATGGAGCACCGTCAAGGCCCACAAGGTTGGTCAGCAACGGGGTTGAAACACAAGTTCAATATCAAGGGCAGCAAGTGGCTTTGACTCCAGAGCAAGCTCTTGCCTATGCGATCATGAGCAAAGTTGACAACTATCATGCCCCAAGGCTCAGAAGCATTACATACAATGATGTTCAAGGCAAAAGTCTCGAGCATTATTTGACAACCAAAGTGTTGTTTGAAAAAAATGGAAAAGGCCGGGTTCCAGTTTTTTGGACCGCAGCCAACAAAGACAAATATTTCACAGCCCAAGAAAATCAAAAACAAGGTTTGAAGATTATCTTGAATCTCAGCGGCTACTATTACTTGGAATCAGAGCCCCACAAATATATGTTGATTGATAGCAACAACAAGTATGCTATTGGCGCAGGAAGTCTAGGCCTTCCAATGCCTGACGAAAAAAGTGCAAAGAATTGTTGGAGTTTTTTGACAAGCAAGCTGTATCAATTTTATATCAACAATGAAAAAACCAGCGGGTTCAATACCGGGATTATCAAACTGCCTTTGTTGGATGTATCTAAGTCCTGGACTGATGACAAGCTGTGTAAGCTATTTGGTCTCTCCACAACTGAACAAGAGTTTGTCTACAACAATTATCAAAAAAAGACTGCATAGCAATTGTTGTCTTGCATGAATATAATCAGTACAGGAGAGAGTTCCATGAGCGATATTTTAAGCGGGGAATTTGATACAGCAGTTCTCTCAAAAGAAGAGAAAAAGAAACAATTTGGTGAAGTGTTCACTCCCCCAGAACTGGTAAATGAGATCTTGGATCAACTGCCAACAGAAATATGGCAAGATCCAACAAAAACATGGCTAGACAACAGTTGTGGTGAAGGCGCATTTTTGGTTGAAGTGAAAAAACGGCTTATGGAGGGGTTGGCAGCTTGGCAGCCAGATCCTGGGTTGCGGGAACGTCATATTTTGGAAAACCAAATCTATGGTGTTGAACTGCAACGAGACAATTGGGAAAAATGCAGACAAAAATTGGGTCTCTCTCCCACAGGCAATGATGGTAACATTGTGTGTGCAGATGGATTGCTCTACAACTACACTTTCTTGAAGGACAGTAATGGCGGTTACGTGATCTCTGATAACACGTTTGATTCACTTTTTCAATAAGACTTTGTTGACGTAATTGTGTCTTGTGTAATTATACCAATAACACTTTTTGTAGAGATAGTGATGCTGGGTCGCTTGAAATTTGAGATCAAACCTCTAGTAAATGAGATTTTGGATAATCTGCCTCACGAAATCTGGCAAAGTAGCACTACAACTTTTCTTGATCCTGCTATGGGCGGCGGACAGTTTTTGGTGGAAATCCAGCAACGACTTCGAGACCAAGGCCACAGTGATGAAAACATCAGCTCTAGGGTGTGGGGTTGTGAGAAGAACAAACTTCGTGTAAATTATGCAAAGAACAACAAAAAGTTGGTGTGTAATAATCTATACGTCTCTGACTTTTTGAGTCGTGATTGGGGTAATATGAAATTTGATGTAGTTGTAGGCAATCCGCCCTATCAGAACATTCATGGCGCCAAAAGATGGCCAATTTGGCATGAGTTTGTTGTTAACTCGTGTGAGCTCAGCAACCAGTATGTGATGTTGGTTACTCCCAACAGTTGGATAGGGGCAAGCAACAGTGAGGCCAAAGACCTGATTTGGAAAAACATCACAAAAGCCAGTCTCAGTGTAGACAAATACTTCAATGTTGGATCAACGTTCAGTTGGTTTTTCTTGGATCTCAACAACACATCAAGTGTTTTTGATGTCACAACCCCTTCTGGTATGTTCTCTGTAAGCAAATCAACCGAATGGTTGCCAGCCACAATCTCAGAAGCTTCCTTAAGCATCAACCAAAAAGTTTTTTCCAGGGCTGGCTTTGGATTCAAACGAGGAGAATGTCACACCAGCAACAAAGAAAAGTTCAGTGACAAAGGACATGAAGTTTTTCACACCCATGCACAAACGTTGTATATGAAAAGCAAGCCCTCCAACTTTGGCAGCTACAAGGTTGCATTCTCCTTGAGCGGAGATATCCGTCCCAGGATTGGAAAGGATTTTGGTGTAAGCCAAGCAGTTGCTTACTTGAAAATTCAAGAAACTCAAGCCAGTAATGCAGAGGCGGTTTTCAATAGCCAATTGTTTCGTTGGATTCTTCAAAACAACAAATGGAGCGGGTGGAACAGTTTGGATGTAATCAAAAGGCTGCCTTTTGTGGACTTGAGCAGCAGTTGGGATGACCAAAAACTATTTGACTACTTCCAACTTTCATCAGATGAAATTTCACACATAACAGCATAAAATCAGGAACACACTGGCATATTCTGTAATCATAAATATCCCCACAAGGGGATATTTTCATGAGCAGCACACTGGATTTGAAGCAAGGAATCATAGATGACGTTACCCGATTACTCGGGGGCTCAATGGTGGAAGTGGAATTGGACCCAGGAGATTTTCAACTGGCGCTTCAGATTGCTCTCGATCGTTATCGTCAACGCAGCTCCAATGCAGTGGAAGAAGCATATGCTTTCTTGGAAATGCAACCTGAAACAACAGAGTATTACCTCCCACAAGAAATTGTTGATGTAAGGCAAATCTTTCGCAGAGGCTTGGGCGGTAACACTGGTGGCACTTATATTGATCCCTTCAGTTTAGCTTATACCAATCTCTACCTCCTGCAAGCTGGAGCAGGAGGCGGCTATTCAGCAGGCTTGTTGACTTTTGAACTCTTTTATCAGTATCAGGAGCAAGCTGGCCGGATGTTTGGTCGCGATATCAACTATCATTTCAATACCGTAACCAAAAAGCTTACCATTATTCGCCGATTGCTCAGTGATGAAACTGTGCTGTTATGGGTCAACAAAATGAAGCCTGACGACATGATTATCTTGGATCCTTTCAGTAAGCCTTGGATCAGAAGTTATACTTTGGCAGTGGCCAAAGGCATGCTGGGAGAAGCTTACAGCAAGTTTGGCCAGATAATTGGCCCACAAGGTGGTTCTACGCTCAAAGGCGATGCTCTCAAGACTGAATCAGTTGCAGAGATCGAAAAACTAGACCTTGAACTCTTGCAATATGTGGATAACGGAACTCCATCCAGCTTTGTAATTTTGGGTTAAAAACTCAATTTATACTTGAAACTTGTTTATACTAGCCTTATGAAAAACATCATAGGGCTAGTGGGATTTCAAGGCAGTGGCAAAGATACTGTGGGACAAATCATTAAGGAACTATATCCAGGTTTCACAACCACAAGTTTTGCCAAACCCATCAAAAGTGCACTCAGCAGCATGTTTGGCTGGAACGCCAAGCTTTTGGAAGGCACAACACAAGAAAGTAGAGTTTGGCGAGAAACTCAAGACACTTTTTGGACAGAAAAGCTGGGCAAGCCCATTACTCCTCGTTTGATGATGCGAGAGTTTGGCACAGAATTGATTCGCAATCAACTCTCTCAAGACTTTTGGACCCATCGTTGTGAAAAATTCCTAAATGAATCAAAAAAGTCAGTTGTAATAACTGATGTGAGATTTTTGAATGAAATTCAAATGATCAAGAGTCTTGGTGGCACAATCGTTTGGGTCAAACGAGACCCATTGCCTGACTATTACAATCAAGCCCTTTGGTTCAATCAACAATCCAAACTTGTTCAATTTGTAGCTGGACCATTTTTGAGAAAGATCTATGGAGTTCATAGGAGTGAACGTGACTGGATAGGCACAAAGTTTGATCATACTATCGTAAATAATAGTTCAATTCAAGACTTGACTCGAAACGTAACTGCATTTATGGAGACGCTGAAGTGACAACCTTGCCCAAACCCGATGACATCGTATATGTCCCAGATACGGAAGATCAGACGTTAAATTGGAAATTTCATGGGGGGTGGGCACAAGTTGGCAGAGTGCTAGTTGGCTTAGTAGAAGACCAAGAGAAAGTTTGGGTATCAGTGCGTGAATTTGGTGCATTGACATTTGAATGGAAAGAACTAGCTGAAAAACAAGAAGTTCTCCAGGAACAATTCAACTATATTCACGCCGGACCACGCTGACTGAAACAGGGCTTTTTCAGCCCCTTTTCATAAATATCCTACAAGATATTTTTGATGAGGTACAAATGGCCAATCTAACAAGCCCTGGAGTTCAAGTACAAGTAATAGATGAGAGTTTTTATGCCAGTTCGGGCCCTGGCACAGTACCATTCATTATGATGGCTACTGCACAAGACAAGCCTCAACCAGGCAACACCACTAGCGTTGCTGCTGGAACAATCAAAGCCAATGCTGGAAAGCTTTACAGAATCACCAGCCAGAGAGAATTGCTTCAAACTTTTGGCAATCCCAAATTTTATACCCAAGCTGGCACGCCACAGCATGGTAACGAACTAAATGAGTATGGGTTGTATTCAGCTTACCAATACTTGGGCTTGGCCAACAGCGCCTATGTTATGCGGGCTGATGTGGACTTGGCTGATCTAGCGCCAACAGGAACAGAACCTGTTGGAGAGCCAGTAAATGGCGACTATTGGTTGGACTTGACTGAAACCTCCTGGGGCTTGTTTAGGAGCAATGGCAATGTCAACAGCGGTTTGGCATGGGGAGCATTGCGCCCCAAAGTAATTGACACTGCATCACAGCTTCAACGAATTGTTCAATGCTTCCGTGAAACACAGTGCACTAATCCCAATCTCTCTATCGTGACTCCTGGTGGTAATGGCACACTAACAATTGCAGGTGTGCAAATAACCATAGGGTTGACTGACACTTTGAACACCATAGTTCAGACAATCAACAGCAATACTACCTTGAGCAAGAAAGGCATCAAAGCTGAGATTTACAGCCGACTTGAAAAGCTTAAGGTTGTGGCACCTGCGGTGCCTACCGAAACCACGGTCTACAATCTCCGGTTGGTGGGCAGTGATATCAATGTGGAAATCAGTGTAGATTCAGCACCAATTTCCTTGCTTACTGATCTAGGTTTTGTCAACTCACAAATTGCACCTTTGGCCAACAACAAACCACAGCACAATTACATTGTGCCCTTGAATGAATTTGGCACAAATGGTGATTTGGCTGTGAATGCAGTAAGTGTTGTAAAAGGTCTCAGCAACACTGTTTTGGTGCCCTCAGTGCAAATTTTTGAAAAAGTCAGCCAAACAACAGCTCAAGGAACAGTAAGTCGCTGGTATCCAGTGGGTGGCACTGAAACTGACTATCCTGGGCACAGTTGGGCAGCAGCATCACCCACTGTTGTCAGCAGTGGTGAACCAGTTATAGGCCCATTTGTAACCGGAACAAGTACACTTTTTCATATTGTGGGTGCTACTACTACATCTTATACTATCAATGTGCCCAACACTACCTTAGAGGCGTTTGTTACCAATATCAATACTCAGTTGGCTGCAACACAAATTTTAGCCACAACATTCACTGTTGGAACAAACAAGTACCTGCGACTAACTGACTACAGCGGCAATACTATCCAATTACTAGATACAACTACCAGCAGTGGATTGGGTGGATTTGCCACTGCAAAGATGAACATTTCAAGCACATATTACAAAAGTGTAACAGGATCGGTTGTAAACCCCTCATTTGTGAGTAGTGCTGCTCCCCCAGCACCACTTACACAAATTATAACTATTACAGCTGGCTATGGCGTAGGAAGTGTTACTGCAAATATAAATGTTGCCAATCAAGCTCCTGCAATCACAACACTGGATGATGTAGTTGCGAAAATCAATGCAGATTCTATAGTGGGTTTAACAAACTTGGTAAAGGCTGAAAAAACAGCTGACAATAGACTTCGAATCTATAGTCCTACCGGCACTTTGTTTTCGCTGTCAAATGCTGTGGGATATGCAGGCACTGCACCCTTAGTATCTGCTGGCATTCCTACTGGAATAACTTATGGTAATAGCTTGGTTTATCAAGGCTACAGCGTGGGCACACCACAACCAGCTGAATTGAGCCAAATTGCAGCCGGTAACATTTGGGTCAACACTGTAAGCGGGAATCGCGGTGCCAACTATGTTGTCAAGAGATACAACAGCGGTACAAACATTTGGAACAAGCGTTTGGCTCCTTTGTATGCAAACGACGCCAGTGCCACTGCTGGATATGGTGCAAATCGCACAGTAGGCAGCATCTACGTCCGCTATAATGAAACTGGTCCAGAAGTACAAGACCAAACTGGTGTATTCTTGGTGAAAATTTGGGATGGCACCGCATGGACTACTATTCCTGATTATGTCATAAGTACAGCAGACTTTGGAGATAAATACACTCAAAGCAGCTCTACGCCCAGTGGCTTGCCTGAAGATGGCACACTGTGGTATAATGCCAATTTGAGAGTTGATTTGATGGTAAGCGATGGCAGCATTTGGAAAGGCTATCGCCAACTCTATACAGAAACTGATCCCAATGGCCCAATCCTTAGCGCAACTGCACCCACTACACAGTCTGGTGGCTTGCCATTGGTTGACAACGACATTTGGATTGACACAAGTGACCTAGAAAATTATCCCAAGATCTACAAAAGAGATGCGTTCAACAGCCAGTGGCTATTGGTAGACAACACTGACCAAAGCAGCAGCAATGGCATCTTGTTTGCTGACGCACGCTGGACTGCAAATGGCACCAGCACAGGCAGTCAAGCCATTGTGGACATGTTGTTGAGCGATACTGTAGATCCTGATGCTCCCAGTGCATTGCCTTATCCTTTTGGATTACTGCTGTTCAACACACGCTACAGCTTTGGTAATGTCAAAACCTACAAAGTAAATTACCTACCGGCATCTGTGAATAACCAACCTAACTACGACAGAAATCGTTGGGTAACCGCAAGTGGACTTATGAACACGGGTGCACCGTACATGTTGCGCAAGGCTCAAAGACAGCTGATTGTTACTGCTATGGCCAGTGCATTGGCAGCAAGTCAAGAACTGCGGAGTGAAAGCAATGTGTTCAACTTAATGGCTGTGCCTGCATATCCTGAGCTTTTGGACGAAATGGTTACTTTGAACACAGACAAAAAAGATGTTGCGTTCATTGTTGTTGATACCCCAGCTCGCTTGCAACCCGATGGCACAAGTATCCAAAACTGGGCCACAAATGCAGCCAATGCAGTAGGCAATGGTGAAGAGGCTTTGACTACTGCTACACGTTATGGTGGTGTCTATTATCCTTGGGGCTTGGCCACAAACATTGACGGCACACAAATATTTGTGCCGCCCAGCATGACCATCCTACGCACTATTGCATTTAACGACCAAGTGGCTTACCCTTGGTTTGCCCCTGCAGGATTCACACGCGGACTTGTTAGTGCAGTTAGCAGTGTGGGTTACTTGAATGCAGAGAATGAGTATGTTCCTGTTGCATTGAGTCAAGGACAACGTGACACCTTGTACCAAAACAAAATCAATCCCATTGCATTCATTCCTGGACGTGGCTTGGTTGTATATGGTCAGAAAACTCTCAGCCCCTTGAGCAGTGCACTGGATCGAGTGAATGTGGCACGTTTGATCAACTATTTGAATTATCAATTGGATATTTTGGCCAAACCCTTCTTGTTTGAGCCCAATGACAAACAAACACGTGACAGTGTGGCTCGCACTTTTGAAAGCTTCTTTGGTGACTTGGTAAGCTTGCGTGCAGTGTATGACTTCGCCGTTGTTTGTGATGAGTCCAATAATTCGCCAACACGTATTGATCGAAATGAGTTGTGGATTGATGTGGCTGTAAAACCCACTAAAGCAATTGAATTCATTTACATACCATTGCGAATTTTGAACACTGGCGATCCATTGCCATAATATTTGAATCTATAACAAGAAAAACCGGAGCTCACTGCTCCGGTTTTTCATTAAGCCATATCCATTTACTGCTACCGCAATCCCAAATCCTGTTCCAACCTTGAGCCTTGCGATTTTCCCATTCTGTCAAGGCTGGATCATCTTGTGAGTTCTTGCGCAAGCTAAATCTGTGCAGTCTTGTAATATTTGGTACCTTGAAATACCAATAATTTGGCGTACCTAAACTTATGCAAGTAAATCCCAATTGTTCATAAACTGTTCCTTGATTCCATCTTAAATCACAATAACTTATAATTTGTTTTGGATGGTAATTGGTTACAAAATATTTGAATAGTTTGCCTGCTCCACCCATAACTTGTGTTTTTGTGATACTGCACAACCTACTCAATTCCCAGACATCTGCCCCCGTGTTCCGAGAACCTTTGCTGATATTGGGTTGACTGAAAGTTGCCACTTGGACCAATTGTTCTCCATAATATAGTCCCAAGCAAATCTTGCTGGCCCCATTGCCTTGAATATGATTTTGCGTACAAAAGTCACGGGCTATTGTGGCATCAATGGGTTTCACCATGCATTTTCTTGCAGCAATTTTGTTCTGACATATACCTAGTATATGTTGTAGCCTGCTTTTTACTATGTCTTGTTTGGTTAACCATTCATCTTCAAAAACAGTAATCAAGGATATTCCTTGGGCAGCACATAATTCTTTTTTGTTTTTGTGATAATTTTTATCTTTCCCCTGTAGTTCACTATGCCAATATAGCCCACAATATTCCACTGCAAGGTTCCTGTGTGGAATCAGGATATCCAGTTCCAAGGGAAAGATAGTTGATCGGTTGCCACTTAAAACAGTTTCGTGTGGCAAAACGGATCGGATCCAGCTCAGCAGCTCAAGTTCAGCATTGGACTTAACGGGAATTGGTCTACAAACAGGGCAAATGTCTTTGCGCCATTTGGAAATGGTGAAATATTGTTTTGTAATAGAGAATTGATTGTTACATGCAATACATTTAACAAATACATTTTGACCTTCCACACTCTCATACAATAAATTTGCATCAGAAATTGCTTGTAACATTTTATCATTGCTCAACATTGATTTTTTCAATGCAGACAAGCGACTGCTTGCACTGATTTTGTTTTTGGTTGTTTGCGAGTGTTTTTTGCCACGCATATGACTCCCAAAATCATAACCTTGCTCTTGCAAGGTTTGTTTGGCTTTTGCTGCTCGTTGTTTCATCAATTCTGGATTCTGCTGTGCGTAATCTTGCACTCCTTGGCTGATCTGATTCCTAGTAGAGGGGCTCAATATGGCCCCTTTTCTGGGATGTGTATCATTCTGCTGCCATTTGATAGTTCGTGCTGCAACAGCTTTGCGTATGTTTTCAAGATGATTAGGATCAGTTACTTTCTGGCCTTTGTTTGCCGGAATTTTACCTTCCCTCTTTTCACTCATTTTTTGTAAGCTGGCTTGCGCATGTTTCTTACCAAACATGCCGTTTTTTTCGCCGCTGCGCTCTAAACTAAGTTGTTTTTTGTAGTCCGCACAAGCTAAGCTGTCACGCCCAAATTTTTGTCGGTATTGTTCACTACTTATTTGATGAGAGAATTTCAAATGAGTGCTGCTGATAATCTTGTCAAATATTTTTTCACACAACTTACACGTTATGGTCATAGCTATTCCCCTCTTGTTAGTATATAGTTATTTAAGGCTTTATAACAATATCTATCCATAATATTGGATCTAGACAGACAGCAGTCAGAGCATAAGCTTAAATAAGAGAAAACATTTGTGGGTAATATGACACGCTCAATTCTTGAATCTGAAGACAATGATTCAGACACTCAAACCAGCCTTGATTACGAAAGGCAGCGAGTAACAGGTGAACTCACCAAACTCAGCGTAGCCTTGTTTGAGCACTATTCAGCCACAATGGGCAAGAATGAATCACTGGGTATGCTGATCGAAAGCTTGAGTGAAACCTTGGGCAACATGATCTCCCTTGTTGCTGATGATCATCAACAAGAGGTTATTGACAGTGCACATTTAGTTATCTTGCAAGGACTCAGCAGTCAACAAGAAAGCATAGCCCAAATTGCTTATGGGATCGTGGGTCACGCTTAGCCACTGCCCCTGAATTTTCCACCCTCTCTCCATAAATAAGTTTGCAATAAACAAGTTTCTGGAGTAGAGCATGGTAGAGACTCTTTCAAAATTCGGCGTTCCCATCAACGGTGCAAGAAATGGCTTGCTCATGCCGAAGATCAAACATCGCTTCCGTGTGCGTGTTATCAATTTTGGTCCCATTGCTGGCGGTTTGGAGCTCACACAACAGGTAGTGAGTGCTGCTCGGCCCAATGTAAGCATGAACAGCGTTGAGGTACACAGCTACAATTCCATTATGCATTACGCTGGCAAGGCCACTTGGCAACAAATGCAGATTACTGTGCGTGATGATATCACCAACAGTGTCAGCAAGCTTGTGGGTCATCAGCTTCAAAAGCAAATGAACTTTTTTGAACAAACCAGTGTTGCTGCTGGTATCAATTACAAGTTCACAACTATTCTTGAAATACTTGATGGTGGTAATGAAACAGTGTTTGAAACTTGGACACTGGAAGGCTGTTTCCTTGAAACAGTGGATTATCAGACTTTGGAATACAACAGCAGCGACCCTGTGGACATTCAGCTTACAGTGAGATTTGACAATGCCACACTTGCTGACGGATTGTTTGAATTGAATCCACAATTTAGAGCTGGTGTCAGCATAGGATAATTCAGTGCCGTTATCAGCTAGCGAAGCACAACAGCAAACTTCTGATGAGCTTGGTGCGTCAGCTGGGAGCAGAACCTACTATCGCGGCCTTCCTTTGATATTGCGCAATAGCAGATATGCAACCAAGCACACAAAAACCAATCGTGTTATTAGTGCAATGCCACGTCAGAAGTTTTTGTTTTATGCCAGTTTCAATGCAGGTCCTGCCATCAGCCGGTTGCGAGAATTCAGCAGTTGGCAATCAGGATTTGCCTTTCAAATCAAAACAATAGACAGGCCCAAATTCAGTCCCGAAGCCAAAATTTTGAAACAATACAACAGAAAGCGTGTGATATACACTGGTATTGATTACGCAGACTTGAGTATTACTTTTCATGACACTGTGGATGATAGGGTTTTGAGAGTTTGGCGAGACTACTACAACTGGTATTTTGGGGATGGTAGACTACGTCCCAATAGCACAAGTGGGAACGCCACAGCGTGGCGCAGCAGTGTTATTGAGCGAGAATTCAGCATTGGGAGTGGTTGGGGATTCAGTCCACAGCCAGGACCAGACAACAACTTTTTTGAAAGTCTTGACATCTACACATTTTATGGTGGCAAATACACCAAAATGCGAGTCTACAATCCCAAGATATCAAGTTTGGAATTTGACAGCATGGAAACTGAAAGCAGTGGACTCAACAGCATCAACATGACTGTCAAACATGAGGGTGTGGCTTTTGAGGAAGTTGCTTACAAGCTGAGTCCTGAACTCATTAGCAAGTTCAATTTAAATGGTGGCGACTATTATGAACCACCTGATTTGTTTGGCGGCGTCAACACATTCTTGTTGGAACTGGATGACAGCATTCAAAATGCTGTTGATGGACTCTTGAACAATGTTGCCAGCAATGTGCCCTTTGTGGGACAAGTGTTAAGCAGTTTAGGAAGCAGAGTGATAAGCGCCAGTGGTGTAACAGGCATAGGTGGGCGCATTGCACAACGGATTGGTTCCAGTTCCTTGAATAGATGGGGGCGTTTCGTGTAATGGTACAAGATCTTATAACACGGAATTTGATTGATCAAAGCAATAACTTTGGTCAAGAAAGCATAGTTGTCAATGCACAAGGCACGAGACAATTCCAAGATCCAACTACTGGGCAATTGCAGTCACGGCCCATAAATGCCAGTGCATATGACTTACAAAACAGCCCTTTAGACAACAGCTTTCAAGTCAATCCAGAAAGCTATGCAATTGCCAAAAGCATGTTTTCAGGACAAACTGTCCCTGAAAATCTCAGCAACACATATGGGGCTGTTGCTGCTGTAACCGCCAAAAGCTTGAGCACAAGCCCATTAAGTTTGTTCAAGAATGGGGTGATGAGTCCAGAGCTGTTGGAAAACATGAATTTTTTCCGCACACAAGGAAGTCAAATAGGCTATAACAGTGGTAGTCCTGACCCCCCTTATTTGAATAATTTGATGTTGAACGCAAAGATTCTGGCCCAAACAACATAAGTTTCTAAATAGATGCATGGCACTCAAATACAGTCAAGGCATCTTCACGCCCAAAAATCCCACCAAAGTAGTGGGCAATCCATTGCCGACATTCAGAAGTTCTTGGGAATTAGCGTGCATGAATTTTTTCGACAGTCATCCCAGCGTCATCCAATGGGCAAGTGAATTTATAAAAATACCCTATACAAATCCTTTGACTGGGAAACCCAGCTTGTATGTTCCAGATTTTTTAGTTGTGTATCAAGACAAAGCAGGCAACAACATTGGTGAATTGATTGAAATCAAACCCAAAAAAGAAACTTTGATGGAAAATGCCAAGAGCAAAAGAGATCGGGCATTTGTAATTGTGAATACAGCAAAGTGGGCTGCTGCTCTTGCATGGGCAAACAAGCAAGGCTTGAGATTTAGAGTTGTAAATGAAGACAGTATATTCAAACAAAAAGGTAAATGATGGGACGTTTTGAAAAGTTGGAACAAACTTTTGGCTTACCAAGATTGGAAGACAGTGTTCCTTCTCAAGACTTGGTTGAAACCAGTTTGGAAAAAGCTCAAGAATTGGCACAAACGTTCCGGGATCAAGATCCGGCTGAAGTGCATGATGATGAAATGAACGAAATTGCCAGCTTAGCTATTGAGTGGGGCAAAAACCTCAATGATCTTGGCATGACAGTGGAAATGCGCCATGCAGGGGAAATTTTTACTGCAAGTGCAACCATGTTAAAGGTGGCCTTGGATGCACGCAACAGCAAGATGGATCGCCTATTCAAGCAATTGAAACTGGACTTGGATCGACTGAAAGTGGAAAAAGCATTTCCTGACAAATCAGAGCCAGTTGACACAGGTAATATCAAAGTTCTGGACCGTAATGCATTGCTTGAACAATTGCGTGAGTTCAGCAAGGAAGCTAAATAAGAGAAGATTTGAAAGTGGTGCTATGAAAAGTTTCAAAACATATTTGGAAGAAGCCCAAAAACAATACAACTTCCGTATCAAAATGGTGGTACCACCAACTGATGAGCATATGGATGATATTGAGCGGTTGCTGCGTAGATATAACCTTATTAGCATAGGGACTCCAGTAAAGATTGCTCCCAAAAGTGATGCAATGGAATTTCGTGATATCGAAAATGCTGACGTTTGGTATATTGATGTAGTGATTGGCATTCCCTTCAGTGCATATATTCTGCAACAGGAATTACGTGCTGCTTTGAATATTCCTGAAAAGTTTTTGGTCGTTCGCACAGACAACGAACCCATTGAAGTTGAAAGTCAAAAGATGCAAATCTTAAGCCTATTGGACAAAATGGCTGATGAAAAAGGTTTAACACAAAAAGCCAGCTTGCTGAGCACAGATAATGAATATCTAGATGCTGAACAACCAATTGTCAAGGACGCATTTGGGGACAAATACAACAAAAAATTTCTCAGTTATTTGGCAGACGTTGCAGCTTCTCGGAAACCCCAAGAGTTTGAAACCCTCAGCAGTCACATTTCAGTTAAGGAATTTAAAGCTGCTCGGCAAGAACCCACTCAAGACTTGGCAGATTTTAACGACGGGCATGATACACCAAAGCCTGTGACAAAATCCAAAAAATCCAACAAAATGCCAGTTGACAGCAAATTTTTGACTAGCAATGGCAATTTTGATGACGACAGCAAGACCTACTTCACAGCACGCAAAAATCGCAGTGGGAAAACAGTAACCATGAGCATGCAAGCTGACGAAATCAGGCATCCCGGAAAAGGCAAGTAATTATGGAATCAAATCGATATAATTTAACTATTTCAACCAAAGACATTCCCAGCAAGAGTGCAAGTGTTAGCACTGACGATGCAGGCGATGTGATGAGGTTGATGCAGCTGGCCGGGCAAGGTAGTGACAAAAGATATAATGCATCAATAACAACAGGTGGCATCAACACAGCAGATGTTGCTAGTATGTCGTTGACCAGTTGCGATCCAGATGATGTAATGCGGTTGCTACAGTTGGCTGGCGTGCCTTACAGCAGTTCCCCCAAGGCTTGCGGTTGTCCTCAAGATTGTGACTGTGAAGGTCCCACATGCGACGCTCCTGGTGTCGAGATGTATGAGGGCATAGACAAAGACTATCCTGATACAGCAGAAGGAGCCATCCAAGCTCTAGGCGACATGAGCACTCACAATGTTCAAGGCGCAACAGCTACTCCAGATCCTCAAGTAGATAGAGTGTGGCTGGTCAAGCATTCCGGAGGCCAAAGCATCGTTTACCTCAAGAAGCCAGGTGATACCTACACTCATCACCAGCCCATGAACGACTTTGAAGACATCTACGAAGGTTTTGATGCTGTGGGCATGCAAGTGGAAGAAGAGGCTGAGTTTGACTGGGGTTCTAGAGACTGGAAGGATGACCAACACGTTGTAAGAATGAAGCAGGCCACCAAGCAAGGCACTGCGCAAAAGCCAGACATTGTTGTTATGGAACAACAGGCTGAGTATGATTATGGCCACAAAGACCCTACTGACGAAACTGAAGAATTTGACATAAAAGACTATAACTTCAAAGGACGCGGCGATCTGCCCGAACGTTTGACAAATGCCCGATTTGGCAGCAATGCCTTGAAATCAGAAATGCGTGAAAGTATTCATGCCCGCTTAGTAGCAGCCTACAACGACTTCATAAATGAAAGTGAACAGCGTGTAAATGCTGATGGGCGGTCAAGCCCTCTAACAGCTACAAAACGTGATGAGTTTTTGAAAGATCCCTACACTGAAGAACCCGACACTGATGGAAGTGAAAGTCCTTTGACCGATATCAAAAGGCAACATATAAAGCGATAATTGCATGCTCATACGTCGCACAACAATAGTCACATTGGACATTTTTTATTATCGACCTGATTACCAAAACCTTATTCAGGAATTTGTGTGGTCCTTGGATGACTACGTTCCAGAACTCCAAAGAACACACAAATTTTTGAAGTTCTGGCAACAAAATATAGATGCTGTTATAAAAGAAATACTCTTGGGAGTAAGCGGTGCAACTCCCCGGAAGCTGGAAGCTGTGGACCATTTGTTTCGTTTGAATTAACAATGCTACAAAACAATAGTGATCCTGTTCTTATAAAAAAGCCGCACCAGCAGTTGCGGCTAAATGCATATCAAGAGGCTGAGTTCCTCAAGTGTGCCATCAATCCATTGTATTTTATAGACAATTACATCTACATCAGGCATGGTACGAAAGGGCGTGTGCCATTTAAATTGTTTGACTATCAAAAAGATCTTGTGCTGACCTACTGGAAAAACCGGCAAGTCATAGCCATGTGTTCTCGCCAGCTGGGAAAAACGGAAACTGCTGCAAGTTTTATGTTATGGTTCGCAACGTTTCAAAAAGATGTGAATATTTTGATAGCTGCCAATAATTTCCGTGCAGCTACTGAAATTATGGATCGTATCAAATTCAGTTACGAAGAATTACCAGACTGGATCAAGGCAGGGGTTGTTACCTACAATGTGCAAAAGATTGTTTTTGACAATGGCAGCAAGATTGAAAGTGCTACAACCACACCCTCTACAGGACGTGGTAAATCCATAAGCTTGTTATATTTGGACGAGATGGCATTCGTGAAGCCAAGGATTGCTGAAGAGTTTTGGAGTGCTATCAGCCCAACACTTGCTACAGGTGGTAAATGCATCATTACATCTACCCCCAACAGTGATGAAGACACCTTTGCGCAAATTTGGTATGCAAGCAATCGCACACTTGACGAATTTGGCAATGAGCTACCTGATGGTTTGGGAGTAAATGGATTCAAGGCCTTTGTTGCCAAATGGAATCAACATCCAGATAGAGATGAAGAATGGGCCAAAAAAGAACGTGCCAAAATTGGCTACGAGAAGTTTGAGCGTGAATATGAACTGAGATTTTTAACCGCAGACAGCACATTGATAGACAGCCAAACGTTGGCAGGATTGGTTGCTACAGAGCCTTTGTTCAAAACCAGTCACATACGTTGGTGGGAAAAGCCACAGGCCAACAACATTTATCTTGTGAGCCTTGATCCCAGTGCAGGTGTGGGGTTGGACTCAGCGGCTATACAAGTGTGGCGACTGCCTGACATGGTGCAAGTGGCAGAATGGATGCACAATAGGAGTGATATAGCAGCACAGTTGAAAATGGTTGTGCAAATAACCAGCTTCATCGAGAGAGAAATGAGAAGCCATCCGGCTCAAATCAGCGAGCCTGAAATATTTTGGACGTTTGAAAACAACAGCTACGGGCAAGCTGTAATTGAACTATTGAATGAAGCTGGATGGGACGTTGTACCGGCGCAATTGTTGAGCGAGCCCAATCAAACAGGAAGCCGTTTCAGAAAAGGTTTGAACACCAACGGCCGAACTAAAAATCAAGCTGTTACCAAACTCAAAAGCTTAGTTGAGGGCAATCGCTTGCAAATCAAAAGCAAGCCCTTGATCTCTGAACTCAAAAATTATGTGACCAAAGGAGGCAGCTTCGCTGCCAAGAGTGGGGAACATGACGATTTAGTGAGCGCATTGTTGATGATTGTGCGAATGAGCCAGCTTATCGCAAGGTGGGATGACAACACTGCATCACAAATACGCAATAACGACTTAGTTGAAGTAGATGACTTGGTTGAGCCCTTACCAATTGCTGTGAGCATCTGGTAACAATCCTAAATATTGCACTAGTTAAGGAACTGATTATGGCAACACCTCATGAAGAGATGGCGCAATTGATTTTTGATGTGCTCAGCAGTAAAGGACATCAAATTCTCATGTATGATGAAAAAGGCAATCAAGTTTTTGACCCTCAGAAAAGCAATCGTCTATGGAGCAAAAACGAAAAGCTGATGGTACATTTGGGTTACACCAAAGGGAAACCACCCAAGCCTTTGGTTACCTTTTATACGAGCGATGTTACAGATTCCAAAAGATTCAACGCCATCAAATTCACCTTGAAAAAGCATAATCCTTGGGATTTCAGTTTTGACACGGAGCACTTTGCTAGAGCACTTGAGCCACGCCATTTCAAGCACATGAACGTTTCAGAAAATCACACATGGAGCGGCAGCACTCGAACCAGTTATTTTCCCATCAACGGGGTTATGGTTGTGATCAAGCACACCAAACCTTGGCAAAAAGATGCATTGGATCAAGCACAACGCTGGCGCCGAATTAAACAAGTGATGCTCTTTACCCCTTCTGGGGAAAGATTCAAATTCCCGTTGAACCATGTGCTGGGGGCCAAAGCAATGGCACAACACTTGGCACATCAAAACACCATGCACGACGCAGATGGTAAGTTGATTCAAGATTTAACCAAAAGCCTACAAAACATGAGTAGCCTTCAACGTAGAGCTAGGCGCCTGGGTGCAATGGATCTGTTGGATCACATCCAAGGCACTAGAGCACAAATAAAAAAGCTGTTGAGTCAAATAAGTGAAAGTCGATCTTATCATACAGCTCTAGCAAGTTCACGTAAATTGCTGTTGGACTGGAAGCAACCCACACATTCATTGCCTTTGACCTTTCGTGAAGCCAAAGACATGATGGGATGGCTGGAAAATTTTGATCCACAAATAGTTGAAGATGACTCCAAAACAGAACAAGTGAAAGCTGCTTGGCTCGCCTCTGATGGCAACAAGTATGAAACATTGGATTTTTTGAAGAGAAATGTTCCAGGTTGGGAAAGCCGTTTTGAGGCTGATCCAGCCACAGTTACAGCAGAACTAGATGAAATAATTGACCAGTTGAAAAAATCAGAAAAATAAATTGTAAGAAGCATCGATACTAAATAAGCTTGTTAGTGGCAACAAACATGTTTTGTTGTCTCTATCTTGAAAAACATATAGGCACATTTATAGGCACATAGAAAGGACAAATACAATGGCACTATCATTAGCTCAAATTCGTGAAAAACTACTTGAACAACAAAATTCAAAAGACCGTGCTCGTACAGGAGGCGGTGGTGGGGACAAAGCAAATTACCCCTTTTGGAGCAATCCAGACGGCAGCACTGCAACACTGAGATTCCTCCCTGATGGCGACACCAGCAATGACTTCTTTTGGGTGGAGCGGCTGATTATTCGACTTCCATTTCCCAGCATCAAAGGACAAGCTTCCACTGGTCGTCCAGTTGAAGTGCAAGTTCCATGTGTGGACATGTGGAAACCAGGCAGTTGCCCAATCAACGCGGAGATCCGTCCTTGGTGGAAGGGTGGCAAGGAAATGGAGGATATGGCACGCAAGTATTGGCGTAAAAAGAGCTTTCTGTTCCAGGGCTTTGTGACTCAGAATCCCAACCCAGAGGATCAGGCAAACCTTCCAGAAAATCCAATTCGACGCTTTGTGATCAACCCCTCGGTGTTTGATCGGATCAAAACTGTATTCCTTGATCAGGAAGTGGAAAACAATCCCATCGACTATGACAACGGATTGGATTTCCGCCTCGTAAAGGGCAGCAAGGGCGGATATGCTGACTATGGCACAAGCTCTTGGGCACGTCGTGAGCGTGCACTGAGTGATGAGGAACGTGCAGCTATTGACAACTATGGTTTGTTCACCCTCAGCAACTATCTGCCCAAGCGCCCAGATGATGCACACATGCAGG